TCTTCTTCTTCTTCAAAAAACTGAAACGCTGAACTTATAACCATATAACCAAATGGAAATACTAAAGGAGGTAGCTGATCAATGTACATATTGCCTCTTGGCTTAAATACATCTTCTTCTAAAATTATGTCATCACCTAATTCATCTACATCAACTAAGCAGAAATCTACTATATCTTCAAATTTTTTATTTATAGACATTATCCTCCTAGTCCACCAAGTAGTTGTGCTATGCCTGGTGGAGGTCCTTGTGGTGGCAAGGCTCCTCCTCCAAGCAATTCTTGTTCAGCTGTTGGTATCTCTGGCTCTTCTGCTGTAAAGAACTTATCTAAAATATTTTGCATATTATCTGGATTCTTTCTTATCTGCACAACAGCCATAGTTGCTTTAGGGTCGCCCTGTTGGGCTTGTGCTAACAATGTATCAAACAATACACTGTCTGCTTTTTCTTTTGTAATTCTATCGTTAACTCTTACAAGGTTATCTAAACCATCAAGGTTCTCTTGTAGTGTTTGTCTATCTATAATTCCAGCTTGTAACAACTGTAAACCTGTGACTATCTTCTGTGGTTCATCATAACCAGCCATAGCTCCATACACTCTTCGTGTTTTATAAGAAGTTATGTCTTTTAATGGATCATATGTTTCTGAATAAAAAGTATTATCCATATAACCAGATAGTGATTTTGTACTTCCACCATACATTTTTGCATCCCACTCTAATCGTTTAGAGTCAATCATTTCTATAGAATCAGCCATAACTGTGTGGTACTCTCTAATCATAAGTGACATAGATGCACCGAGTTCTTCAAGTCCTCTACCAGTAGCAAAAGCTAAAGGTGACTGTGAATCATCAGTTGTAGGATATGAACCACCAACACGAAGTTGTCGTTCTATTCTATCTATCTGTTGGAAAATTTGATAAGGGACATTAGATGCTGGTTTAGAAACCTGTGTACCTGGAGCTAGATAGTTGACTGCGAATCTACCTTTACGATATTGTCCACTCTCTATCTCTCCAGAAATGTTTGTTTCTGTAAACACTGCATCTTCCATTGCTATTATTGACATCACATTAATCTTTGCCATAGAAGCCATAAGCCCTATGATCTGGTCATACTGTCCTTGCAATCTATCAAAGGCAAATTTCTTACCGATAACAAACGCAGGTCCACTATCAAGTGGATTTGGTATGAAGTCAAGAATAGTTGCAGAAGTCATATGAAAAATATAAGTACCTTCTAAGTTGTAATACTCTGCTAATAAATCTCCATCACCATTAGAGTTCGCCCAACTACCATTGTACTGGTCAGTATAAGCTGAAGCGTATGCACTACCAACACCCATAAACTCTGTGTTATAAGTATCGTTAGACATAATGGTGTTTGCATATTTTGGATAAGCTCTCGCTAAAGCATCTTTAGGTACTCTACGAATAATAGCCATATCTTTAGGTTGTTGGTCTGCACCAAAGTAACCTGGGAAACAAGTATAAGGGTCACGAAGTTCTGCACAAGGGTAAGGTGTACCATCTGCATCTTTCTTTTCTCTAATAACCCAAACAGCAAAACCATAACCAGGTAGCCATCTACCTACTTGTGGCATTTGTAAATCTAATTTCTGTACCTCATCATAAGCATTAACGATTCTTCCAATCTTTTCAGCTTTCATTCTTGCTCTGTCAGAATCTTTACCATTAGGTACATCTACTTTAAGGTTAGGAATACGACCAATCTTTTGTGCCAAGTGTTCTAAACCTGACATCATAAGGTTAGGTACAGGTACTTGCCAATCTTGGAAACCTTTTAGGTTATCTCCAAGCAGTGCCTGAATACCATCAGGGCCACCATTCATAATGGCACGAATACGACCTCTTGTAGAGTATGCAGCATTGTTATCAAAATGTAACTGTGTTATTGCATATTGTATTTGTTCTGGTGTCATCTTAACTCCAAGGACTTTCGTTCATATCTGTTATATCCCATTCTCCAAAACTTGGTTCATAATCTAATCCTACCTCGGCTAATCTTTCTTTTTGCATTCTTCTTATAACTTTCATTGGAAACCAAGAAGCCATAACAACATCTGACTTATTATTTCTACCAGATTGCCTACTAGCACCAGTAGAAAAATAAATTAGTTGTCTACGATATATATTACTCTTTGTTTCGCTTTCTGCACTACCATAAGGCAAACTTATTAATTCCTCTTTAAATAATTCTCTCATACTTCCTACTCCAAAGATAGGATCAAATTTGTTTTTTTGTGTTTGGTGTCCTTCAAGATAGATACCTGTTCGTGAACAGTAATCTTTTAAATCTTTATCTTGTCGTATAGCTCTCTGAAAACCATTCTCCTCAATAACCCAATGTGATAAGTTATACATCTCGTGCCATTTCTTTATGGTTTCTTTAGCTTGTATTACTCCACCACCTTCTTGATTCTCTATATCTACCATATACATTTTTCCTGTGTCTGTATTAACAGCCCACAAGAAACAGGCTTGATAACCTGTAGAAGCTGGGTCAAGTCCTGCAATCAAATGTGTTCCTGCTGGTACCTGCCCTATAACTCTGTTTACATCTCTACAAACATCTATTTCTTCTACATCAAACATTGTTATACCATCTACAAATGCTTTGTTAAGATACACCATCTCAAAGATAGCTTTACCACCTGTGGTTTCAGCTGCGTGTAATCTTGACAATAACCATTTGTAACTTCGTTTTCCTGCCCACAACATACAATCTGTATGTAACTCTATATCGTTCTCTGGCAGTACACACTCTGTGCTATGTGCCTCTTCTACGATTGTGGTCATCTCTGGGTTTTCTAAAAGAAAGTTATATAAATCCTCTGGATGCTGTCTTGATCCAATAACTACAATAGCTGTATGTTCCTCTTTACGACTAGAAAGTGTTGTTGTCCACCATTGTCTAGTTTGTTCCCTAGCACTAGGTTGTATCGTAGTTCCGTGGTCCTCAATGTCATCAGCAATAATCAAGTCACAGTCACGAGAGAGAATTTTTCCACCCTTACCGACTGCAACCATTGTTGGTGATTTAATACCTGTTACTGTTCTCGTAGCAGTTGTAAACTGTCCTGATGTCCACGACTTACCTGATCTATTCTTAGGTTTAAATGTTTGTCCTGGTCCACAAAAATCTTCTATAAGTTTTTCGTTATGTTCTAAGTGGTCAACTACTGCACCTACTGCGTTCTTAGCTATCTCTTCGTTACCACCAACCCACATAATTCTTACATTAGGATTTCTACATATCTGCCATATAGCAAAGTGTGTTAACAAGTCAGTCTTGCCGTGTCGTGGTGGACTAAGGATCATCTGCTCTCCACCTGTATCAATAGCATCTAAAATAGATTGAATCCATCTCTGGTGAAAGTCTGCTGTTTCATACTGATCTCCAGTTTCTGTTTGGAAATACCTATCTCTAAAATCTTCAAATTTCTGTAACGATTGGATAGCCTCTATTGGCGTTTCCCAATCCTCTCTTTGTTCTGATGTTGTTTTATCTATGCGATAAGCATTGTGCATTTTATTAACAATATCTTTAGCTACTCCAATTAATCGTGCTACATCAGATTGTGTTATTGTTTTGTTCTCAACGAGCTTTGCGTAATTCTTAACATACTCTTCGTAGTGTTCACCACGATTTAATGTTGTTTCATTTATGTCTAGCTTATCTATAGCTTTTAAACGCTCTCGTTCTTTTGCTCTTTTGTACTTAGCTCTATTAGAACACTGTTTAGAACAGTAACGACTGTTACCATTCTTGATAGTAAATTTTTTTTCACAGCTTGTATTGCTGCATTGTTTGCGTTCAGCCATTACTTATTCTTAGGAAGTTTTTTTATTTTGCCATTTTCTGTTCTAGCAAACCTATGTGTCTTTGTTTCTCTACTAGGGATTAGAGTGCCACTATATCGTTTGCCACCATACATCCAACTTACTTTAGCCATTCTCTCTCCTTACCAAGCTCTACACGACCAATATCGTGCAGTCGTTTTATCCTTAGCTGTGCTGCATTTGTGTCTAGCACGAAACGAAGCTCTAGCTGC